GGCATTATAATTCCTGACAAGGTATCAGAATCTACGCCTATCATAGCGCCATCAATACCAGCAGTAATCTTAGCTAAAGCTTCTTCATCAACCATACCTTCTCTGTAAAGGTATTGTCTGCTATCTCTTCTAACTGCGTTTGCCCAGTATGTTCTTAAGATATTCTTTTCATAAAACTGGTCGTAAAGTCTTGCTAGTGAAGATAAACCTTCCATTGGTTTAGATGGCGACCTGCTGTAAAAGAGTGGAACGATTGGAGAAAGCGGCTGATCGTTATATGTTCTTACAGGAATTTCTGAACGAAGAATTAGACCGTCACCATTTTTGTAGGATGGTGACCAATAGTAAACTTCGTTGTGTAGTAGGTCGTATAGCTCAACAATTTCTATGTAAAGATAATCATCTGGTAAATCGTTATAGTCTTGTTTTGTGTAGCTTACTGGACCACCACCTTCATCAAAGTAGTTTTCTTTTGGTACAGCAACAAACTTTTTTGCACCAAATTTTCTTTTTGCTTCTACCATGTTTAGGTAGTAAGTGTGTCCAATAAATCTTTGATCAGATACTGCTGTTGCATCTCTATCTAAGATTACTTCCCAACAAGGGATTGCTCTTATTGTTACTTTATCTAGCATTTCATCTGATTCAACTGGGCTTAGCTTAAGCGCAGAAAACTGGTAAATAAGTGCTAGTCTGCTGGCAATCTCTAGCTGCTCTCTCTGATTATAAAGAAATCTATTTGCTGCTGCTTGAGCTAGCTTTGGATCTCCACCAGTGGCAGCTATATCTGCACCGATAACAACAGATGGTGTCTTAGAAAAAAGAGAAGAAATATAGCTTTCTATAAAGCCATATGCATCTGCAGTCTCAACACGAATCATTGTCGTGTCATACATTTCTTCTTTCCAGAATTTAGACTCGTATGCATTTTTATATTTTTTTAATTCTCCGGCCTTCTGTTTCCAGTATTCTTTATTGTCGGTGTAAATAATTCTTATAAATTTCTGTATGTCGTCTGAATTTCTGGCCATATTTCCGCGTCCTCATATATATGAATTAGTCAAGTGATCAATAGCGTCTTTTTTGACCTATCGCAGCACCTGTATTTTGTATTGTTCTTGCTACTTGTTTTGCGTTAACCCAGTTTGGTAAAAATGGTTTTACTTTTAATGTAACAGATTTTAAACAAACATAAGATAAAGCCATTGCCAAAGCAGAGTCAGCATGTGAATCCATATTGTCTGGAATCTCTACAGAGCCTTTATCTGTTAGCTGCAGGGCTCTTAGCTCTTGATAAGTAATCATATCTATTGTTCTTATATAACCATCCTGGATTACTGATTTTAAATTTTCAAACATTTCAGTTTTTGATTTAGATGTAGTTAACCAGTCTTTGCCGTCTTGCTGCCAAATATTGTAGTATCCAAGATGTCTCAATTCGTTTAAAACAACGTTACCAAAGTTGTTAGATTCTACCAGAACAAGTGCTTTATTATAATCTGTAGCAATTTCTTGTATGCGTTTAGCTAGCCCAGTTGGCACAATTAATTTAGATCTATAAATAGCAACACAATTATATGTTTTTTTACTAACAACATAAATTACAGAATAGTCTCTATTCACACCAGCAGCAACGTCAACGCCTATTGAATAAACGTCATCTTTATCTGGCCTACAAAAGACATTCCATTCTATTGGCTCTACAGGAACAATATCTAGCTCGCCAAAGTCTTCTTGCTTAAAATAAACATTTCCTGTCTGACTGTAGGCATCATCAATGTCTGCAGGAAATTCTCGTTTAAATTTATCTAGCCCAATTTTTGATATTTTTTCTCTACGCCAAGCTATTTGCGAAAGAGACAAATTAAACTTTTTTGCTAGTTCTTCTTCCCATTCTGTTATTTTAAATCCAGCATCAGGATCTATGCTATATTCTTTATGACTAAACCAAGGAAAGAAAAGCGCATTCCATTTTGCTTCGCCTCTTAACCACTTTACCCATTCTTGGTGTAGAGCATCATTAAAATAATTTGCTGTGCTTTCTATTACAAGCTGCCCATTGTTTAGAGCATTTAGTGCTGTTGCTTTTAATTCTTCTGGATTTGGTGAGAATGCATACTCAGACATATGAAGATAAGAACATGTAAATGAACGGATACCACCTTCAGCACCGGCAGATACCGCTATTATTTTTGCGCCAGAATCTTTAAACTTTAATTCTGTTGTGTTGCTTACCTCTAATTCTTTTTGTAGGAATTTTGGAAGGTTATCATAAAATATTTTATGCATTGTTAACAGATGCTTAGAGCTTGCTAACTTATGTGAAAGAATAGCAAATGTAGTTGGTTCTTTACTAACATAAGTCTTCCAAAAGAAATAAGCAGCAACAATCGTGCTACTTCCTATTTGGCGACCTTTAAGGATCAAAGTCTCGCCGCCAGTTTCCAAAGCTTTTATTATTTCTATTTGTTCAGCATTTGGTACTAGCGCAATTAACTTGCCAGTTTTATCTATGATTTTTAGCCGTTTAATAAATTCAACAGGATTAGACAAAACCCTTTCTAATTCTGCTTTAGTTTTTGCCATCATCAATTCTCCATTGAACCATTCAAATATTCTTGAAGCATCTCATCTAAAGCTTCTTCTTCAGAATTACCGGATTCTTTCGCTTCAACAACGGTTTTAGTAAATTTATCAACCATTTTGTTGACCTCTTCCAGTTTTGCTTCACCGACAACATATTGGTTAATAGTATGCTGTAAAGCTAATTTTAAGCCAGTATTTCCGTTTGCGGTTCTGATCCACTTTCTTAATTTTACTATATAATTTACAGGTCTAGGCACACTTACTCCATGTAGTAATGGTACACTTTCGGTACATGCTACATAGTACTAGTAAAAGTAAAGTGTATTTTAGGATAATTTATTTTTTATTTCTATTATAGCTTTTTTTAGTTCTTGATGCATAAATTGTTTTGTTACTTTTCTTGATTGTCCCATCTGTTCTAAAGTCTTTCCTTCAAAGAAATATTCCAACAAAAGATTCTTATATTTTTCTGGCATGGATTCAATTGCCGCATGAATATTTGGATCGGGCTCTTCCTTAAATGTTCCGTCAATAATATCTATCATTTTAGATTCTGGGCTTTCGGCGTTACGATCCAGAATATAATTATCAATTCCTACAGAACAATATCTCCAGGCGTCTTGTGCTATCGAAATATTTGTTTTTCTTCTTGTTGGCATTTTCTCTCCTTTGTTGGTTTATTTATAGAACAGTAGAGCTAGGTCCGAGATGCGTCACCCTACACACTATACTAAGGACCACAGCTCCAGAATAGTACACCCTATTTTGGAAAATATTTTTTTTATTTTTTTTTAATTTTTGGCCCCTGGGGTTATACTTTCTACTACTATTCTAGTATTATGTATAAGGCGGTGCAAGGATGAGAACCTGGAAAGAGGCTCAGAGGGTAACCAAGGAGATGATAAAAAGATATCTATCTCCACAAAATAAATTAGGAATTATCATGTCACACTTTTCTTGGGATGAATCTGATTTCTGCCAAGAGTTTCTTGAGCACTTGCTTTCATTTAACAAGAAAAGTACAAACAGATGGAGAGAAAAATGGCTAGTAGATAATATAGACTGGAATGATTTAGGAACACAAAAATCATTTAGAGCTTGGACAAAATTTGAAATGAAGTCTTTTATTGGAAGAAAATATTACAGAGAAATTACTAGAGTAGATTCTTCTGATGAAAAGATAGATTTTTTTAATACAGAATCTAACAACGACATTGAACTACAGGATGAAGATATGATTACAAAATTAATGAACGCTGAATCACTAAAAGTAATTTTTAAATATATGGCTGAATCTGCAACCGAACGTGAGCTATTTATTTACAGATATATGATAGGTGTTCAGGATCTAGAAAGAAATGAGTCTGGCCTAAGAATCTTAAATTACCCAAACGGAGGAACATCAAAGAAAACATTCTATGATCATAGAGATTTGTTAATACAAAAGTTAAAGAGCTTAATTAAAGAAAATGGAGGTGAGGTATGAAAAGAATTCCAGGATACGAAAACTACGCAATCAGCAAGTCAGGTAACGTTTATTCAATCAGCAGACAAGATGGTAAGATAATTAAACTAAAAGAAACTCTAAATAAGAATGGATATAAAATAGTAAGTCTTTACAAACATGATTCCAAAGGCCATGTAATAAAAGACTTTCACATTACACCAGGCGTTCAGAGAGTTTTAGGTGTAGCTTACCTTGGAATAAGCTGGGATTCTCCAGAAGAAATAGATCATATTGATGGAGATAGACTTAATAATAGATTAGAAAACTTAAGAGTACTTAAGCCATGGCAAAATAGATTATCTTCAGCAAGAACAAAAGTATTGTATGATATACCAGGTGTTACATGGTGTAATGTAAGAAAGCGTTGGATATCAAGACTTTATATAAAAGAATTAGATGTACACAAAACAAGAACATTTAAAAGCTTTAAGATGGCATTAAAAGCTAGAACTGCTTGGTTAAAGGAATTTTTCCCAGAACATAGAAGATTTAGAGGTCAAAATGCAAAATAATTTAGAAGAAAAAATAGACCATCTAATTATGGAATTAGATATTTTGATTAACAAAGTAAAAAACTTAAGAGATGGTGCTGCACTAAAGATAAAAGAATTAGAAGAACTACCATCAAGATTACCTTCCAACAAAGATGATATTCCACCGCTTTATGATGATGTCTACTGCATAAAAAAATAATTTAAAAAATATCTTCTAAAATGTAGAATTTCTGCTAATAAAGTATCATATAGTGTCAGATGCCAATTCCGGTGTCTGACACAACAATAAAACATATTGTTTGTTATCTATATGTGTCAGTAATTAGTAAGTTATCACCAATCTCAATCAACTCACCCTCAATCCCCAAATAAAAACCCCTGGAGAAATGCCAGGGGTTTTTTATTATATAGATTTTATTTAACAGACTTATCGCCTGAGCAGCCCCATTTCTTACGGCTTAGATTGTTTGGTGTGTTAGGATCGTTCTGCTCACTTTCCGGCAAACGCCTCTTAATTCCCGCGGACCTTGCACAGTAAGAATCGGCTCTCTTGCTGCCTTTTGGCGCGATGCGATAGCCCTTAGCACCATAGCTGATTTTTTTCGTTCTGCCTGTTTCTGGGTCTTCTACGACCTTGACAGATTTCTTTCCTTCTGCTGGCTCAGCCATTGTTCCTCCTAGTAATTTGTATATGAGGGTAATCTTTAAATTTTTTCCACTGACCGCCCCATTCGATATCCCAGTCTTTACTTTCTTCCATATCGTCCCAAGTACCTAAGATATGTTCTCCAATCTCTTTAAATGAATCGAGATCATCCCAGTCAAGCGGATAGGGGCAGAAGTCAAAAGCCTGTGATGGAAGTTTGTTATGTTTGCTTGTTGGAAATTTTAGCTTACTATTGCCAGCCTTAAAAGCAGCATCTTGTTCGGCTTTGTTTCTATGACCGCAGATTATTGTAAAATCTTTTGGGCTGGTTTCTAAAGCCTTATTGGCTAATTTCTGTAGGGCTTCTTCACAAGTAGAAAGATTTTGAAGACTACGTTTTCCAAATTTAAACATTATCTTTCCTTTATGATAATATGTTTAATTTCACTAACGTCATCTTCTACTTTTTCTAAACGTCTGCTCATCACTTCGACAGCGTCAACAAATACCTTTCTATTGGCCCTGCTTTCTGTTATAAAGCCGTCCATCACTTTTTGCTGGGCGGGAAGAAGATATTTAACAAGAAAATACCCAAACATAACCATACAAAGCATAGCAACAACAACGCCTGAAGCTGGTCCAGAAATCGCACTAAGTACGAGTGTAAGTGTTGCAGCATCCATTATTTATCCTTTCCTGCATCTAGCATAGCTCTAATGATTGGCCTACAAACAGAAACAAGAGGTGATGTTTGGCTGTCCTCGTCCCAGCTAAGCAGAAGATTATTCCACTCTGCATCAGTAAAAACAATAGAAATGCTTATTCCTGGTTCGTAACCATCTTCGCTATTTTGATATTCTCCACGATTAATAGAATCTATTTTCATTTTTACCCCCTTATGATAGCTTGGTTACGTTATATTTAATTCTCATAGAAAATGCTCCACCGGTTGTGGTTACAGTTCCGTTTGTAGAAATCATTACAGCTAAAGATAATTGGCTTGTTGTTGCTATACTCCACACGTTTCCGTCTTGTCTTCCGTTAACAGAACCACCTACAGCAGATACTGCAACCATAGCAACACCAGCTTTATGCATTTGAGTTCCACCGCCAAAGACAGCAGTGCCAGATCCTCTTGTCATGTTTGCTATTGATGCGGCGGCACCAAGGTTATCCGCAACACCACCTATTGCAGTCGTACCAGTGGTTGTTGTTAAGCAATAAACACCGCTTGGTCTCATATTTCCTATGAATGTTGAGTTATTTTGTACTATAGCTGTTGCAACTAGAAATTGTCTAGTGGCTCCAACGCTTACGTTATCTACTGTTACTGTATAAGAAAAAGCATCACCAGCAAGAACCGGTGTACCATCACTATATGTAAGTGGAGCTAGCCATTTTGGAGAAGTAAAGTTTGCACCAGAAATTAAAGAATATGTTTCGTTTGCAACTCCAATTGTGTTAACGTTAAACGTATGCGTATCAGTACCAGAATTATATGCATAAGAGCTTAAGGCAACTGCAGCGGTATCAGTAAATGTATAACCACCACCGTTAAGATCACCTAGAGATCTAACAACAGCGGCGGGTACTGGTACTGCTGATGATATCAATGTTGGTGCAGCAGAAGCGTTGTTAGATTTTGTTTGGTCATTGCCCATTCCGGCAAATGCATTATTTGATGATGGCATTAAAAGTCTCCCCAGCTTCGTAAAATGTCTGTTGCTGCTAACACATCTGCCATGCTTTCGATTGACCAGATACTTCCGTAAGCATTTATTGAAGTGTATAACTCCATAGAATAAATAATTTCTAGCTCATCGCTAATGATGGCCCAAGTAGATACACCTGACATATAGTTGACTTGAGCTTGGCCTTCCACAATGTATATCATAGTGACCTCTCATAAATACTAATCTTAGATATTCTAAATGGAACATCGTTAGCTTGAATAGAACTTGAAGATCTTGAACAGTATGCAACCATCCAAAGATTGTTTGTAGTTCTTCCGGCAGTGAATG